ATAAGTTTGCACTCCTCACTGTCATATATGAAGAAGTTCGTAAAATGATCAAAAATGAAGAGGAATAATTTGTTCAACTAACATATATGCTTTTGTTGGTACTTTTATTAGTGTGTATTCTCATCATGTATAGACCAAAACACAAAAGTGTTGTTACCAAAACATACAATAAAGAGTATTCTGATATGTATGATGCTGTTTGGTATGATAAAGAGAGATATGATAAAGAAGCAACATTTATCGCGCGCATGGTCGAACGAAGTCCGTCATCCGTCTTAGATATTGGATGTGGGACCGGAAATCACATGCATGCATGGAAACATGTGTGGCCGAAATCAAACATCATAGGTGCCGATATTTCCGAGGACCAACTTTCAAAAGCCCGTGAAAAACACCCAACGTTAAAGTTCGTGCGCGGAAGCTATCTCGATGAGTCTTTGTTTGACCGTGATAGTTTCGATGTGATTGCGTGCATGTATGGCGCTGGACAATACACGGATAAAGTAGATACTCTTCTTCGAAATGCACACACGTGGCTTAAACCAGGGGGTGTTTACGTGTTCCATGGCATAGATCCAGCGAGATTATGTGATGGATGTCATGAGACTGCGTCTACGAGTTCTTTACCTTTAAAGGTAGATTCAGAGGGACACTGTAATGTATTTTATCCTGAATTTGTCTATAGTTCATGGTGGACCCAAAGTTTATTTTCGAATTGGGTAAGATACAATGAGACGTTTTATGAAACGAGTGGAGGTGAGTGGGATGTGAGCAGACACGTCGGTAGAAACGTTCCGCTCGGTATGCAAACACACCCACGGCTACCAAATCTCAAGACGAATGGTCATGAGTTATATCTTCTACCACCATCAGAAATGATCCGACGTGGACGACGCACGGGTTTTGCAAATGGGAAATTGTGGAAATTACGGGGCCAAGGTAGCGAAGAGTACTTTATTATTTTCAGAAAGGATTAATCAAAATATAAACTAATTTTACCATTGTAATCGCTATATGTATCGAGTGTAAAATCCAATGCATGCATTTTATTTATCCACGCGTTCGCCGTGACGTGTTGTGCGTCGTGTTTTTTTATTCTCGATACATTTACTTGATTGATTTTTTTACCATCTTTGTGCATGATTGTATTTGTTTCGCCAACATCGTACATCTTTTTCGTGATAAATACAGCCTTCGTGATGTTATTGTTTTTGTCTCGTTCAACTTTATAGACGTGACACGCTATTTTAGACCGATCTAACCTTAACGTATAAAACTTGATGATTTCATCGATGAGGTCCCACCCTATCCCATAATACTTGTAATTCGGTGCACAGATAGAATCGTGTATTCCTATATCGGTGAGAACACGCGTCACGTCCTTTGTGATGTCATTTTCAACCGAGCCAATGTTTAGTTTAGTTAAATTTACATCATTCGTCTTTTTGTCGACCGCGATACAAAAACTATACGGTGAAATCTCAAAACCTTTATCAAACTCGGTATAATAGTCGTGGTTTCGTGCGATCGTTGAGATGTAGTTTTGTTCCGTGCGACTTATTTTCGTATTAAATGGAAAGACATTCTTTATATAGGTGTCATATCTCTCACGTAAAAGGTTACAATTTGGTTTTTTACGTGTGAATATTACGTACACCGCTATGAGTATTAGTAACACCAAGATGTACATTTATATGTACGAATAAATAATTATGCGAGATTTGCATTCGCCGTGTGCCACGTTTTACCTTTCATGACGAAACTATGAACTCTCGCGTACCCCCACGCCTGTGGAGAAGCGCCCGGTCGGTGCCCGGTTCTCCACGCAGCGAGTCCTCTGTTATAGACGGTTTGAAGAGTCTTGAGTGGAATCTTCGTAGCCTTTGCTATTTCGGGGAGTGATTTGACGTTAGACCCATACTTCTTTCTAAACTTTTGAGTGTATGAAGATGTGCGAGTCTTTATGCCCCGATCCGTTTTAAATTTTGTGTAGTCCTTCTTGAGCATCTTCTTGTACCGAGTCTCTACAGACTTTAAAGTCTTGAGACCCCGAAAGTATTTCACGGGCGCATAGATCGTGCCTTTCGTTTTACGCAACTCACGAACCTTCTTAGTAATCTCCTGATCGGTCAAGGTCATCTTAATTATTATGTAGATTTATTTCAATGGCGTGGTACAGAGATCCTGTTTTGGAGGGTGACGAAGTCTCGGCAAACGAAAAATGTACTTGTTGTTTGATTACAGTTATAATAGGTGCAATCGCTAGTGGTATGATGTTTAGAATCATGACCGACCCAGGTACTTGACGGCGGCAATAATGTTCGGAAAGATCTTGTTACCAAAACGAACTCGGCCTGTGGACGCGGACATCCATCCACGTTGACCATTCAATGTACACCGATGAATGTCAGGCATATAAAAATATGAGATTATTTTATTCCAAGAGTGATGGGTCTCACGATTATTATGGGAAATATGTTTTCCGGTAAAACATCTGAACTCATTCGGAGACTTAAGCGCTATAAAATCATTGGTAAAAAGATTGTCGTCATTAATTCTGACAAGGATACGCGTTCCGAAGATGAAGTTTTACAAACGCACGATGGTGTGCAGTTTCCATGTCTCAAGGTTCCGCACATCTCACACTGTATCATTCGACAAGAATTCTGTGACGCTGATATTGTCGCCGTCGACGAGGCGCAATTCTTTACGGATCTCAAAGAATTTGTGGGGATGTGTCTCTTTCTCGGAAAGTCTGTCATACTCGCGGGACTCGATGGAGACTATCGTCAACAAAAGTTTGGGGAAGTGATCGATTGTATACCTATGGCCAGTGATGTCATAAAACTATCGGCACTGTGTATGGAGTGTCAAAACGGAACACCTGGTCCATTCACGAAACGTATCGTCGATGATGACACGCTTGAACTCGTCGGTGGGAAAGATATCTACAAAGCCGTGTGTCGGAAACATTTAATCTCGGTGTAATGTATAATGAAAGAACTCCTGAAACAAAAGGCGCCGTTCATGTCCAAAGTCTTCGCGAACTTGATTCTTCAGGGTGGTATCGCGTACACGGCTGCGTTACAGCGTAGTCCGCACGTCGCACGTAACATTCTCGTGTATACGCTCATGTTTGTTATGGCCGTGCTCGCCATGGTTTTTGCGACTTTGTCCATCCAAGTTCGATTCGTGCTTTTCACGATCATTTCTACTTTGTTTGGTTCGATTCTCGGTGCCTCGCGCAATCTCGACAAGGAAACCATCCGAGAAACGCTTGGTGACATTCTCGGAGTCTTCGTCGCCATGTTCGTACTCGGTGCGATTTCCGTTCAATTTAACGTGGATATCTTCCCCTTAGCACTTCTCTTATTTGTGGGTCTCATTGGTCTCATGGTTAGCCGCGCACTCGTGTCGAAGGAGAAGAAGGGTGCATTTTCAAAAGCCTTTGTCATTTTGTTTGCCATGTATATTCTCGTGGACACGAATGTGATTCTTCAAAGAAACTATAGCGGTGATTTCGTCGACGCGTCGTTTGACTATTTCACGGACATCACGCAAATGTTTTCTGGTTTAGTACCGACGAATATCTAATATGAGTGTGATTCGTCTCGCGTGACCACGCTTCGTGAGTGCGTGGTAGCGCGCGTGATCAAAGAGAAACTCTTCACCCGTCATGTGCATGTGCACACCGTATTCCGTCTCTAATAGACAATCTTTTCCACTCTCAATCGTGAGATGGTATCGTAGTTGTGTATTACTTTCGGCGCGGTGTGGTGCGAGTGTCATGGGACCTTCGATCACAGAAAAGATTGCGGTAGATTCATCGACACACGGAATGGATTTTAAAAGTTCGTACAGTTTTGGAAAGTCTTCGGCTTTGTAATAGTAATACGTAGTGTTCTTTTCAAACCATTTGTCGAGATCATGGAAATAGTACTTGTTTGTTTTCGGAAACACGTCGTAAAATTCACGACGAATCGCCCAAAAGTTTGCTTTGACCTTCCACAACCCGGAATAATCGTTGTGATCATACGTCGGCCTGTGCATGAGTGCATCTATGATGGTGTTTCGTATACCCACGAATGGTCGCCATGGGTTTTGGAAATATAAAAGATCGATGGGTGGCTTGAAGAAATCGTACAGGATCAGGACCGCAATCACCGCCAACCACATTAATTTCTTTGTACATAATAAAAATGCCCGGATACAAGCAATCCGAAATGTTCGCCCCTCAGCCGACCGAAGATAAGCCCGACATGAAGCGCCGATTCGTGATGCCGCGATTTACCATGATTCAATGGACCATCATCGCGCTCGTCGCGTACGTCGCGTTTCAATACAGAAAGCTGAACAAGCCGGTCACGACGACCATCATGTTCGCGATCGCGCTTTTGCACATGTACGACCACCTCTTCCTCGTGAAGCGTGGTGACGAACGCCTGTTCCTTTTGCCTGGTGAAAAGAAGGAAGGGTACTGTGCGGCCTGCCAAAAGTAAATGTTGGTACACAGTAAGTACCAATGCGCGTCAAAATTATTCCAAGTCCGGATCGAAAAAAGAAGTTCCGGGCTATTTTACCCGGTGACAGGACTGTTGACTTTGGTGCTCGTGGATATTCAGACTACACCAAACACAAGAATCCCTCACGTATGCGTTCATACGTTTCACGACACGGTGGACGTTTCATCGCCGAACGCGATCCTAAAAAAATTCACGAGCGTATGCTCAATGTGAACACGAGTGACAAAGAACGATGGCGACTCGACGGTATCGCGACCGCGGGGTTCTGGTCGCGTTGGTATCTGTGGAGTCAACCATCGATTCGGGAAGCGCAACGATTCATGGCAAAGCGATTTGGTATTAAAATTATTTCTTAGTACATAATAACGATGATTCTCATTATTATTATTATTGCGTGCTTCATCTCGATTGGTGTGGGCGCATTTTTGTATTTCAGGCGAAAAAAGTCGAAGACGACTTC